CTTCAAGGTGTCTTGCCACTCCCCCACAAGTATTTACGGAGCCGTAGGCCAATCGTTTTCGTCTACCATAGGCCATTCTGTGTGATCTGGCATGTCGCGCAGAGCGGTTCGATAGGTAGCCCATGCGGCTTTTGCGGTATCGCTCAGTGGCGTGTCAACTACCTGTGTCCAATCGGAATCCAGTAGGAGTTGATCCCGTAACCTACGGTTGCGCTGTGCAGCGGCTGGGATAGCCATCGCAGCGATTTCTGCGTCACGATCCTCTGCTGTCATAGGCACGATATCGCCATCTGAATTCTCCATAAACCGCATAATGTCTACAGGCTCTTCACCAGAGTCATACACAACTTGTCCAGTGGCTAGTTCTTCTGGGGCTTCATCGATATTTTTAACGGACTGAGATTTTTGATCGTCACCCATTGTAATCAAGTATAACATTTTATTCTCCTAATTATTTTTAAGCGGGGGTTCTGTCACCAAATATTTCGCCGCATTTATTGTAAAAACGAAAGAAACTCTCGTTTTGGTTGTAATTTTCATTAACAAACTCTGGAATTCTGGCTTGCTCATATACCTGAGACATCTGTAAGTCACAGACCAACTGACCTGTACCATCAAAAATAGTATGCAAATGACTGAAATAACATGAGTTCCTATGCTGTGTATGGTAGGAGAAGGCATCCCAATAAGAAAGGGTATTAGTGTGCATAAGAGCGACAGTTTTATTTGCGGGAAAAGTTACAGAAGCGCTGTCGTGGGTGTGATTGCCGCCGCCGCTTGAGGTGTTCCACCTAACATCCCAATTACTATTCTGTCGTGTGGCTTGTGAGTAGTTAATATGGTTTGGAGTGTACGCGATCAGGGTGCCACCCTCGTACCCATTTTGCCAGTAATTTGTGTAGTAGAAATGCACATTCTTTGTGATATCTGACGCAGTTGTGTTACGCACAAACATCATGTTGGTACAGTGGGGCGAATAGTCATTAGAATTACGCCCTGACGACAACTGCATGTGCATAGGACCGACAGTCCCTCTAGTTGCGTAGTGGGTACGACATGACTTAGTAAAGTTTCCGTTTTCCCTACCGTGACCGCCAAAACTATGGAATCCCATGCCATTTGGTATGCGCCACTTACTTTCTGTGGTTCTCCAATCACTGTCATAGGCGTGCCAACCTTGTCCCGAAGAGGGGTGGTTGGTGTTCCAATCATAAGACTGATGGTAGTATCTGTCCTGTATTCCGCTAATGGAAACGATGGTCTGAGAGGCTTCAGTCTCAGTAGGCATTTCTGTAGGATAAATACCAGGAGAACTTGTAGCATCACCCGTTGGAGCGCCTCCACTTTTCATTTTTTGTATTTCGTTGAGTATATAGAGGTCCATTATTCATTATCTCCAAATGCTTCACCCAAAGACTTCCAAAATGTAATTAAGTCCTGATTACCACTGTCAGAGCCAGTATAATTTGGTTGGCGATTACATAAGTAATGCTGGGTTGCTTTTAAGTCTATTTCCAGACCGCTATCCAACGTATCGTTAGTCCTATGAAAGGAGTTAGTTTCCCAAATAAGATACCCATTATTTGTGTTGGTGTAGTACATAAAGTTGGTACAAAGAGCAAAGGCTCTAGTTTGGCCTGGAGTCAGGGTAATTTGTACATCGCTCTGACCGTGCCAATTATCTGAGGTGTAACTCCAAATTGTGCTATGAGCGACCCCTGACACATTTGAGTACGCAGTATTGTTTGGGGTGTATTCAATTAAACAACTGCCATCATGTGAGTGAGTATAGCGGGTACTATGTTGCCAGTACAGATTGGCAGATACGTTGCTATCAGTAGGATTTCGTAAGAAAAGAAGCCTAGTACCAAAAGAACCGTAGTTATCGTGCCAACGGCCTATGTGCTGCATTTGGTTTATGCCGCAGTGATGGCGTAATGACCCCTGCAATTTCTGAGATGTGTTGTGCCGAGAGCGACCACCATGCGTGTGGTTGTAGATCTTGTCATCACGAGACCTATCCATTTCTTCACGACCTGCGAAGAAGATTGCCCTTCGGTCGCTAGCGCCATACTGGGCGGCTGTAGAGAAACTACCCTGTGCGTTACTACTCGCCCACTCCTGCCCGTCATATGCGTACCTAGTATTGGTGGAATACACGGTATAGAAAGGCTTCTTCCTTACATGATAGTTGTTGGTAGAAGGGTTTTTAGGGGAAATTAAGTATCCCCCAGCCACCCCGCCGCCGCCGCCTGAATTGCCATCCTTTAACTTAGACAGTTTGTTTAGTAAAAATAGGTCCGTATCCATTAAACTGTCTCCTTATCAAGTTTCGGGATATTCATAGGCGCACATCGTATACAGATGTTTAACCCGATTAGAGTACTGAAAACTGTTCCACTCACCATCTCTGGCAAGAAGGCTGGTCTTGTACATATTATAATCAGGACGAAATCCTTGGTTCCAAAGGGTTTGTAGATTATAAAAAATGTTGGTGTCTTGCCATGAGGCTACGTTGGCTGAATCCTGATGATAATACATAGTATTCATGCCCAAAACGCAGATAGTCTGACCATTTGTGACAGAACTCATAGAAACGGAACCGTTCCATTCTTGAGCACTGCCTGTATATGAGTCTCTAGTCCAATTCATACTAGTAACGCTGCCCTTTGCGGCACTATTGGGTTTTCCTATCCATATAGAGGCACCATCGTGACCTGATTGGTAATGAGAGGAATATCTCCCCCATACCTGCGCGCTGTTAATTGTACTCCCCGACATATTGCGAAGCCACATTATGCTGGTCCGAAAGGGGCCGTAGTCTGCGCCAGACCACTTAGTCGAATAGTGTGTCTGTGTGCCTACATGAGCGCCATCTAGGCTGTACGCTAGTGCGGGTTCAGTACCAGTAGTCCAGTTATCTAATTTATTGTTTTCAGTATACCCCGCGTGAAGACAGTCAAGAACGCCGTGTTCGGCATCCTTATCGTTATTCCCGCCGTAGGTATAAAAAGCCTCATACGGGCTTGTACTAGTCCAACCCCAGTTATCAGTTTGGGCGCGGTCAGATGCGCGGGTAATTATAGGCCATGACCCGACATCATTTGGGGTTGTACCATCTAAGTCGGGGGGAAGAAACATGCTTCCAGAGGAAGCCCCTGAAGAACCCGCTCCACCTGCCTCCAATTTGTTCAGTTCGTTAAGGAGATAAAGATCCATAACAGGGTACTCCTATTTTATGAGATGTCTTCAATTGCTTCGATCAAACCGTCTGCGTCTGTGATGACGTTATATACTTTAGTGACGGGCAACCCTCCAATATCCACACTTTCGCGGAAACCTTCTAAAAAACCATCGCTGTCGTATGTAATGTTCCAGATCAGTTTTCCATTCGCTTTGATGGAAGAGAGGCGACCATCGGAATCATGCGAAATGTTTGTGGAAGAGATAGCACCGGTAAACAAAGTGGTATCAATCTGTGCTTTTGTGTAAGAGGCTTCATCGCCTACATAAGTACTCAGGCCATCTTCAAGGCCTTGGAAACGCGCTTCAAATCCACCTTCGAATTCAGTTTGCTCTTTAGCAATGTCGCCAGCGAACTTAGTTCCATCAGTGCGAATTGACTCTATGGCGGTGTTGATAGCCGCTACCACAGTGCCATTGAGGTATGTCTCAAGACCGTCGATGAAGGCATTAACATCACCCACAACTACATCAGCGAAATTATCATTGATATGTGTTTTGAAGTCGCTTGCGATTGAATCAATTTTAGATGGGATTTCGCGCGCCAAGGTGTTTGTGAAGATACTGGTGTTGGCAGAGAAATCTGTGACTGTGATATCTGCAACTGCGGACTTGTCAGAGATAGGTGTGATTTCTACGCCGGACACGAATATTGCCGCGTTAGCAGACATAGAAGAGTGTGCTGTACAGTAATAGAACAGAGTTTCTGCGGCGTCTGAAGGCACTACAAAAGTGACCGTAGCCCCTGCGGAACCCGCTGTACCTGAACTTGTTACACCCGAGGTATACTCTGTCGAACCCGCTGCGTCAGCGGCGGTGGCAAAGCCCATTGTGTGTGTTGCGTTTGTAGCGTCAGACACATCAAAAATGTATGTGTTTCCGCGAACTAAAAATAGATTGGGGGTCTTAGCACCGTCGATTTGGTAACGGTTACCTTCAGCGTAAGCCCCAACAGTGACATCGTAATTAACCGTAGCCATTAGGTAGTTTCCTCTGCATAAAATGTTTCTAAAATGGTGTCCCCAAATGCCTCTAGGGTTCTTTCACCGACTTGGACTTGACCGTGCCAATCGATATTTTCTGAGTCTTTGTGTCTAATTTTCCACCACGCTTCGGACCCAAAGGGGACACGTCCGTAGGAGATCGCGCGGACAACGTACATCATGTCATCATCTGCAAGAGACGAATCCATTACAGTAGAAGCCGCTCCAACGAGTTTCTCTACCAGTTCGTCGTAGCCAGAGACCTTGGCTTCATCGTCCATAATCTCTAGTGCCTTAACAACTACGATCACGTCGCGTGTTGTTGGACTGTCGAGCATACCGGATAGCGTTGTCAGTGCCTTTACGGCTGTAGATTGCTTTAGGTTCCAGTATGCGAGTGTTTTATCTGCCATTTTAAATCAAACTCCCAATCAGGCGTTGCGCGTACTGAGAAGAGTCGTACAAGTTGGAAATTTCCCCTGCCTTCTGTACCGCGATGTTTTCGCTTAGTTGTGCCGAATCCCGTGCCGCTTCGGCCTCATCTCGGAATTGCTCTGTTTCGTTTCGATACCCAAGAGTGGTGACCATGTACCCCTGAGTGGTGTCCCGAGCGACAATTGCCGCGTCTAGGTCTGCTTGGATGCCATCCTCGGACTCGCTAAGAATTGCGTTGAAGTATGACAGGCTCAAAGCATCTGAGGGGTCTACCGGATCTGCTACGTTTGATACTCGGGTGTTACTTGCATCCACCGGCCCTGTATGGGATCCGGTAGTGTTGCCCGTAAGATTTCCTACTACGTCTCCGACTAAATTACCGCTGACATTACCTACTAGGTCGCCCGTCACATTTCCGGTCAGATCGCCGGCGAACGTAGCGGTGACATCGGTTGCCGTTAGGCTGGTAGCAGTCACTGCACCGAATGTAGAAGTCCCTGTGGATGTGACGTCCCCTGTTAGGTCGCCTGTTACAGATCCAACAAAGTTTGCGTCTGTGCCGTCTGTGCCATTTTCAAGTACTTTGGCTAGGCCATCAGAGGAATAAATGTCACCAGTAAAGTCGCCTACAACGTTACCTGTTATGCTACCCTGTAAGTCACCTACAAACCCTGTAGTAGCGGTTATTGTAGTACCTGTTACATTTGCGGGAGTGACAGAACCGACTATACCATCGAACGCCGAAGCACTAATTGATCCTGTAAGGAATATATCACGGAAGGCTTTGTCTGTCGAGCCTAAATCTACTGTACCCGTTATTTGTGGAGACCAAGTAGACTGCGGAGACACGGAGGCAATTTCGTGCCAAATAGCCGATCCGACTGTTTGATCCATGCAAACAAATACACGATTTGTAGCGTTGTTTAGCCAGATGGATCCTCGGGAATACCCCGAGTTTGCGTCGTCTAATTCTGTCGGATTAATTACAGTGTCTACATTATTAAGACCGCCTACACCACCGTTAACTGCGGGCAGGTAACCATTAATAGACGTGGTAAGTTCGATCTTTGGGCCGCTGCCCACAGACCCGTCGTGTGTGTGTCCCTGATCACCAGAAAAGGCTAGTTGGACTTGGTTTAATTCTGCGTTAATTGGTGGCGCTGTAATATTCTCGCCATTAACAATATCCGCTACGGACTGTCGTGTATATCCCGCCATTTATCGTCTCCCTGCTACAGAGAATTCAAAAACAATTCCCTGAATACTGTGTGGAAAGTTTTCACCTATGGTCACATAGGTAACTTTCGTCGCGTAGCCGGACCCCTGAACATCCGTGACCATGATGGGTTTTTCATTACCGCCGTATTTTACGTTAGTTCCGCCGTAAACAATGTTACGTCCGTTAAAGATAACGGGAGCGCCCTCACTGGACTGTGCGTATGAGGGGGGCTTCGCGGTGGATGTGTCGTTCCAATCGTACTGGACTGAGACGTTCATCGTGAGTGGGCCTTCTGACCGCACAAACGTGTTAATTTTACGAAGTATTTTACGGACTTCTGTGTCGCCAAAATCGTAGTAAGGAGTGGAGTATATACCTAGAATTCCGTTACCATCGAAAGTGTTCCCGACTTCTTGTCGATAAACTATTCCGTTGTAATC